CATTGGAGCTCATCCACGGCCGCGGCGACCTGACCGCGAGCCAGGCATTGTTCGAATAGGAGACTTTCAGTTATGCGAAGAATCATCCTACGTTTGGCAGCGACGCTTCTCGCGATCGTTTGCGGGATTGGAATCCACGCACAGCAGTCGCAGCAAATCACCGTGGTCAAGACCATGTATGGTCCGGACTGTCCCCTGACCGCGACCAATCCTGGGATCAGCGGCTGCACCACGTTCACGATCATGAACCCGGCGCCCACATTCCTCAGCATGTCCCCAAACACGCTGGCGCAAGGGCAGACTGCGCTGATCACGCTCCGAGGAACGGGATTCACCAAGGACATGACGATCACAGGAGGGGCGGTTATTAACGTCCTGAATTCGTCGATCGCTGGTGTGGATTTTATTGTTCAGAAAGCCCACCCAGCCAAAGTCTATGACCTCGCATTGACCACGCCGTACGGCACAAGCAACACCCTGCCGTTCCTGGTGACACCAGCGCCGCCGGATATCCCGCCGCCAGGTCCGACGAGCGGCGCCGTCGTTCTGGACGATTTCGAAAACGGGAATCGGGTGCTCAACCCGACGTTTCAGCCGCCGTATCGGGATTTCTGGTACCACACCGTCGGATGTAACAACGATCCATCCCAACCAACATGCAACGGGGTGCTCTCGATCGCGGAAGGCATTGCCCACGATGGATCCAGGTCGCTGCGCGACAGCATCACGCAGAACAACGCCTATTGGTCAAACAGATTTTATCCAGAGAACGCTGCCAACAATGGATGGGGTCTGCTAAAGAATTTCCTGGTGTCGGGCACGTGGAAGAACGACACGTTCAATCGGATGCGCTTCTGGATCAAGGCGCCTGGCGCGCAACTGGTGGAAGAACCGCCGCACTATTACAACATGAACGTGGGCACCTTCTACCGCGGCAAGACGATGGGCGATGGATTCGTTGCCAATAGCAACGGCGGCGCGGAGGGCGGCGGAGGCGGCCACCAATATCACTATTACAACGTGCCTGCCACCGACGTCTGGTATCAAATCATCGTCGACACGCACCCGAGCCACCTGCGTGGCCTTCCTGGAGCGACGGAATATGGGGACAGACCATACCCAACCAATGAGCCAGGCTGGAACTACTTTGATGGCATGACGAGGTTCTATGTGGACTTCAGCAGTAAGCCACTGAAGTCGTTTCCTGGTGATTTCTATATGGATACGGTGGAGTTCTTCACGGACCACCCGGCTGCCAACGTTGCGCAGGTTTACTCGCTGGGCGGGATGTATGACCCACGGAACAACCGGCTGCGGATTGGTTGGCAGCATCCGAAGAACGACGGTGTGACGTGCCACGAGGTCCGGTATGCCTTTGCAGATGTGTTCTCGATCGGATGGGCGGCGGCCACGCCAGCGCCCTCCGGAAGAGTCTGTCCATATGACACGGCCTATGCGGGAATGGTCTATGACACGAAGCTGATTCCTGCAGCCGGGCCATCGGTATTCCTGGCGATAAAGCCTGAAGGCGCGACGGGATTTAACCAGATCGCCATCCCGCTGGGAGTAAGGCCGTGAAAGCGCTGTCCCTCACGCAGCCATGGGCGACGCTCGTCGTCACCGGCGAGAAGCGCATCGAGACCCGCTCGTGGTCCACACGACACGAAGGGGTCATCGCCATTCACGCAGCCAAGAGTTTTCCGAGGTTGGCGCAGGAAATCTGTGTTAACGAGGACGTCTTCAATGAGGCGCTGCGGCGTCACGGATATCTATTCCCGTCGGACCTGCCGACAGGCGCGATCATCGGCACGGCGCGGCTGATCGGATGCCGCAGAACTGAGGACATCTCCGCACAGTTGTCCACGCAGGAGTTGGAATTCGGCGACTACCACGAGGGCCGATTCGCGTGGTTTCTGTCCGACTGGATTGCCATCCCGGAAACGATCCCTTGTCGGGGCGCTCTCGGTCTCTGGACCGTGCCGCCGGACATCGAAAAGGCGCTGCGGCCGTGAAGAATAATTTCCCGCCCGTCATCAAGGCGTCCGCGCGTGAAGTCCGCGCATTCCGAGACATCATGCGCGCCTATGCCGAGTATAAGAACTGCGCCTGTAACACCAAGCTGCCTGAAACGTGCGCGCATTTACAGGGATTCTGGGCCGAGTGCGCCGAGGCATCACCCGTGTGGCTCAAGATCAGCAAGAGCGTGAGAAAGAAGCCGTGAAAATAGCGGAGCAAATTGAGCGGCACCGTTTCGACAGCATGGAGGGTGAGTTGCTTGTAGCGCGAGAATCCGCAGGGGCTGCGCACAGAAGGGCGGCGAAGAGTGGCTGACACGGCGATCGACTGGGCGAAGCGGCGGCCGGATCCGTTGCTGCATTTGCTACAGCATGCGCTCGGCCTTGATGACTATGGGCGCGGGACCAACTATCGCAATCACTTCGTTACCGGTGCCGGGGGCGACGATTGGGATTTACTAAATCAGGCAGTCACAAACGGGTTGGCAATGCGACACGACCCGCGAGAATTGTTCGGGGGCGACTACTGTTTTACCGTCACTGAAGCTGGCAAGAAGTGGGTACGTGAGAACAGTCCGAAGCCCCCGACTCTGACGCGCAGCCAGAAACGATACGAAGAATTCTTAAGACACGACAGCGGGATGCGGTTTGGAGAGTGGCTCAAATGGCGAGAAGAGCGCAGAAGGGCGGCGCAATATGGGTGAGACATCGAATATCCAGTGGACCGATGCCACGTTCAATCCTTGGATCGGCTGCACGAAGATCGATGACCAATGCGACAACTGCTACGCCGCCGCCGGGAACAATTTGAGGAAATGGAACGGTGGCACGTGGGGCCCGGGCGCGCCGCGCCACGTCACTAGTGAATCGAACTGGCTGCTGCCTTACAAATGGGACGCTGAAGCGCGCGAGAAGGGAATCCGTATAAAAGTCTTCTCGGCTTCGCTGGCCGATATCTTCGACGCCGAGGCACCGACTTGGCCATGGGGGAGGCGGGTGCGGCTTGGGTATCCAATGAACCCCGGCGATAAGTACTGCATCCCGCCTCAGAGCGAAAACACTCGCGACGTGTTTTTTAAGAGCATTGTTGCCCAAACGGCAAACATCGACTGGATTGTTCTTACGAAGCGCTATGAGCGCGCGGAGGCGTACTTCTCTGGACTGCCGCGCTTCCATCCTCACCGACGGATCTGGCTGTTGTTCAGCGCCGGTACCCAGGAGCGGGCCGAGCGCGCGATCGAGATACTTTCCCGGATCCAGGTCGCCGTTACCGGGATAAGCGCGGAGCCGCTGCTTGAAAGAATCGACATCTCCACGCAATTAGCCCGCCCCGGCCGTCCCGACTGGGTCATCACTGGTGGCGAAAGTGGTCCTCGGGCGCGGCCGCTGAATCTCGCTTGGACAAGAGCACTGCGCGATCAGTGCCAGCAGGCCGGTGTGGCTTATTTCTTCAAACAAGGCGGCGCGAAGCCTTTCGGATTTGAGTGGCCCGCCGGCACCAGGTTTAGGTTCGAAGAGGCAGCGCGATTCGCCAATCTTCGCGATCGGAAGGGTGGTGACCTGACGGAGCTGCCCGCGGATCTCAGGGTTCGAATGTTCCCCGGTGAGAGGTGGTCATGAAAGCACTTCGACCAAATTCCATGTGCGGGACCTGCGCCTTCCAAAGCTCTGGTGAGGGCGCCCGCGAGAATCCGGCTACGGTACTGCGTGGAGAAATCGCGGCTCTCGGCGCGGCGCCATTTCGATGCCATTACGCGCCAGATGGCTATGAACTGAACTGGCGGGGCGGGCCCATCGAATTCCTCAAGTCAATGCGGAGCCGGCGGGATTACCGGGTGTGCGCCGGGTGGAAGGCGCGGGTGCGGCAACTGGCAAAGGCGGGGCGATTTCATGAGCGGCGCCGCATTCTGCATGCCCTCGCCGACTACGCCATGGAGCAGCTCGACAACTTCATTGGGTCCAAGCAGAAGTCGGCCAAGGCGTTCGCGTCGCGCGAGCTGGACAATGCGCTGCGTGTACTGCGGCGGGGGAAAGGGAGGGTCTCAAGATGAGCGATCCCATTCTGACCGCCAAGGAGATCGCCGCTGAGCTGCGTTGCACCCATCAGCATGTCCGCGACATCATGCGCGGAAAAGTCGCCGGTGTTCCCGTGCTGCCCCATTTGGCTCTTGGCCGGAAATTGGTAGTGCGGAGGTCAAGTTTCGAAGAATGGAAAAAGCGGGCCGAGACCGGGGGTATAGTTCCGCCCGGCTCAAAAGACGATTCCGTTGGCGCGGTGAATTGAAACGAGGGATTCATGCGCAGATGGTATCAGCACGGTTCGGTGAAGAAGTCCAGGGACGGCCGCTACTGGCTTGGCCAGTGGCGGGAAAACGATGAGCAGGGGATCCGGAGGCAGCGCACCCGGATCCTCGGCAAGTTAAACAAAATGTCGAAAGGGAAGGCGCTCGAAATGATGGCGGAGATCATCAGGGACGTCAACGCGCGCCGCGGCCAGCCAACCGGGAAGCTTATCGACAAGGCGGCGCCGCTCAGTGTTGGAGGGTTCGTGGACAAGGTCTATTTACCGTTCTATGAACGCAAATGGAAGCAGTCCACGGCGTCGACCAACCGGGAGAGGATCGAACTGCACATTGTAGGGGCGATCGGCAAACGGGCGTTCAGCTCGATCGAGCGCGAGGATCTGCAGGCGTTCCTGGACTCGAAGTCAACGCTTTCGTTCTCGATTGTCGATCACCTTCGCTGGGACCTCCGGCAGCTATTCGCTATGGCTGTTGCGGAGGGACTGATCGAGCGCAATCCGGCGGAGCTGCTCTTCACGCCGAAGAGTTGCCCGCGTCCGGTGCGCAGGGTCATGTCGATCGACGAGGTCATCCTGGCGACGTCGATCCTCTCCCTCCGGGAGAGGGTGGTGGTCAAGCTCGCAATTCTCGCCGGCATGAGGCCCGGGGAAATCTTCGCGCTCAGGAGGGGCGATATCGGTGATGGTGAGATTTCGGTCGACCGGCGGGTATACCGTGGCGCGATCGACACGCCGAAAACGGATCGGTCAGTCCGAAAGATCGCGGTTTCAGCCGGCTTGATGGTCGATCTCCGGCTTTGGCTGGAGTCCTCGCCTGGCGCCGATGGTCAGGCCTGGCTCTTTCCATCGGAGAAGCTGGCCTCTCCGATCTGGAAGGACACGATGTTTTACAAGTGCATCAAGCCGGTACTGGCGAAAGCGAGTCTCGGCTGGGTGAATTTCCATGTGATGCGGCGGACCCATTCGTCGCTGATGCGGGAATTAGGGGTGGATCCGAAGGTGGTTGCCGATCAGCAGGGACATACCGTCGACGTCAACATGAACGTGTACACGGCAACGTCGATGACGCTGAAGGCGGGCGCGGTGGAGGCGCTGGAGTCGGCAATGCGGGGAAACCGGTCTTCAGCGGTCAATTAAGGCCGTATTTTGAATCTGGGGTAGAACTGGGGTAGAACGCGGTGGCGAGAGATTGGCAAATAGTTGATATGAAAGAGCGGGAGACCGGGATCGAACCGGCGACGTCCAGCTTGGGAAGTCGGGCGATTGTTACAAACAAACACCTTCCGCGCCAACAGTCTTCTTTTGAGCCAACCAATTCTCTAGCCATTTTGCGTCCTTCCCCAGGCACTCCCATCAAGTGGGGTACAACTGGGGTAGACAATGGACGAACAACAACAATCAAAATTTGAAGGTTGGGCCGTGGTCGAAATGTTCGGCCACCTGCAGGAAATCGGCTTCGTTCGCACAGCCTATTTCGGCGGCCCAGCGCTCTTCCAGATCGACCAGCCGGAGCTGCCGGCGCGGGCGTATGCGATCACGCGTCCGCAGTGGATCGGCGAGACCCACTGTCCAATCGGCACGCAGGTTGAGCGGGCGGCGCATCCCGGGAAAACCGTCTTTATCGGACCCTCGTCGATCTTCCGCATGACACCCTGCACGGAAGAGGCGGCTCGGGCCGTGCTCGAGCGGAACATGCCGACGCCGATCAAGATCCTGAGCATACCGGAAGACCAGAAACACCTCGTCATGAATACTGGCGTCGGGTCGGGCGATCCGGACGATGACGACATTCCTTATTAGATTAACCCCACGAAAGGGCGGGCCTGATTTCCATTCAGGACCCCGCCCACATGCATCACCGTCTTTAGCTGAGGTATTGAAGCTAGTGAAAACCCGCCGCGGCATGCCTTATGACGTCGTCTGGTATGAGTCCGATGAATTGTTCAAGTATTTGAGCGAAGCTCAAGAAGGCGTGTTTCACCGCCTAGCCAGGCACGCATGGCTGCACGGTTCGATCCCATCGTCGCCGGCGGCGCTGGCTGTAATCGCCAGGATCCCAGTCGATCGGTTTATGGAGTTGTGGGAATACCCGCTTTTGGAGATGTGGTCCGAGAGAAAATCACGCAGATCTAAAGGTGAAAAAAATAGCGATGAAGTTCAATGCACTACCTATGCACGACTGGTGAACAAGAAAATTGAATCGGAGCGAAAATTCGTTGAAAACTCCAGCGATAAGCAAAGCGATAGAGCGAAAAGTGGGTGGAAGAAGCGGAAGGCAAAGAAGTTAGATATAAATGCCACGGCATTGCCGGATCAAAACCACGGCTCATCCGCCGCAATGCCTTCCCTATCCCCATCCCCGTCCCCTCCCTATCCCCATTCCCAAAGGGAGTATCTCGTTCGTTCGAATCTTCCCAATCCGAAACAGGAAGCGGAGCTAGGGCGGACGAACGAACGGAATTCTTCAGGCGACTTCCAGCGTTTCTGGGGGCCGGTGGAGAAACGGATCCGCGCCGGCATGGTGTCGGAGCAATTCGAGCGAAAGTATTCCGGTATCCAGATCCTCAACATGACGGCGACCGAAATCTCGCTCGTGGTCCAACAGGAGCTGATTGACGATTCACGCGGCGCTGAGTCCGCGGCGTTGCGGCTCGAACATTTGGCCGGTGAGGACTTCTGCCGCGGCCGCAGCATCCGGGTCATATCAATCCGGGAATTCCTCAAGGAGTCTCTGGCATGAGCACTGGCACCGCCAAAGCCCCGGAATATACCTGCCCAGAGTGCAACAAGATCCGGCCGGCGCGTGATTTCGTTGTTTTCGAACTCGGTCACGTCGCAACCGAAAGGCGCTATTTGAATTGCGCTGGGTGCCGCGAGAAGTCCGCTGCGCGTAAGCGGAGGGCCGGAAAATGAGCGGAAACTGGAAACGTCCAGAGCGTCCGACCGGGATCGTTCGAACCCTGCCGAGCCTCTACGCCGAGAAGGAGCTCATCGGCGCGAAAAGATACCAGCAGTCGATCAAGCTGCTGGCCGCCGGAAGGATCGCGGCAATTTACATTGCGCTCCAGTCGATACCGAAGCACGACGTTCTGCATGTTTACCTCATCGTCGACGGCCTCGTGGACGTTCGCCTGAACATAGCCGGTTACGAACCGGGCGACTCCCGGGAGTGTTGGGACGAAACGATTCGCAAGCCGAAGTTCTGGGCGGTGTGCACGGGCCCCGTCAGTTTTCCGCCTGAGACTTTCGCCCGCAAAGGGTTTCAGGGATTTCGCTATACGAGCACGGAGGAACTCTGGTGAGCATCCTCGGCAACGATCCTTCGCTAAGGCGAACCCCCCTCAATGAGAATTGAATTCGAAGTACCTGGTACGCCGAGACCGCAGGACCGGCCGCGGCACATTCCTGGGCAAAAGATCCCTTTCTCCACTCGCCGAAGCAAGAATGCGCAGTATTTGGTCGGGATGATTGCGCGCAGCGCGTATCGCGGATTGCCGCTTGAAGGCCCTGTATGGCTTGGAGTGAAAGTAATGCGGGCGCGGCCGAAGAGGCCGAAATGCGAATACCCAACCGGGAAGTCAGACCTGTCGAACTATATCAAGCTGGTGGAAGATGGTCTGAATGGGATCATTTGGCGGGATGATGCCCAGGTCGTCGGCTATCTCGAAGGGACGGGAAAGTACTGGACCGACGGGACGGAAATGCTCGTGGTGTGGATCGACGATGGCAAGGATATGTAGTTCCCAAAAGAAAGGCGCGAAGTGAAGACCCGATGTCCACGCTGCAATCGGTGCCGCGCTGCAGATCGCTGTTCAGGCTGCGGCTACAACCCGGAAAACATAAGTCGGTTCGAGCAATGGGTGCGTATGCATGGCGTTCAGAAGCTTGCTAATAAGCTCAGTGTGAACCGCCAGGCGATTCAGAAATGGATTCGGCAGACGGCCGTGCCTGGCCGCACGCATGCGAGGCAGATCGTTAAGCTGTCCATTGCAGAGCCGCATGAGATCGGCCCTTTGACACTGGAGGATGTGCTGTGAAAATCGGTGTCAAGATTGACAATTCCGCGCTGACCGCAAAGGGCAACCGGGTTGCGAAGCGATTAGGTTATGCCGCCGCTCAGGCTCTCAACGATACGGTGCTCGATATCCAACTGGCGGAGCGTGCCAACCTTGATCGCAAATTCATGGTGCGGAAACACGCGTTCTTTTACCGCCTGGTGAAGGTGAAGTTCGCGAGCGTGAAGAAAGACGTGGCGTTCGCCGAGGTCTACATCGACAACTCAAAGCCGCGCGTTCTGCTTTCCGGATTCGAGAGGGGCGGGGCGAAAGAACCGTTTAAGGGCAAGAATGTCGCCGTGCCCATAACCGGATCGCCCGCGCGCCCGACATTCAGGCAGTCCGTTGCGCTAGGGCTGACGTTTCAGAAGATCAAGCTCCGGATGTACCGCACGAAGGCAGGGAAGCGGCAGTGGAAGGGCAAGCAACGCACGTTTCTCATCCCCGACTTGGGTGTGTTCCAGCGTACAGGCGCAAAGACTCAGGTCAGTACGGTAAAGCTGCTCTATCGATTGAAGCCGAGGCCGTTGCTTAAGGCTGTCCTGGAGTTCGTCAAGGTGGCAGAGAAGGAGTTTAGGGAACGTTGGCAGAAGAATTTCTTGAGGAGGTTTGGGAATTGAAGCAAATGGAAAGGGAAATCGTCGCCAAGGAAATTGCTGACGCAGGCTACCGCCTGAGATTCTCCATCGGCAAACCATTTAGGGATTCCGATAGTCTCCTCTCGGTGGGCTTGGAACGGAACGAGGGCGCGCATCGCTGGTGGCAATGCTATTTCGTCGCGTGTGTGTTCGGGTGGAAGTTTCAGGCGGGCTGGCTTTATGACTACGAGGGGCCAGTGTAATGATCTCCATCGTCTGCTGGAAGTGGGGCGAGAAGTACACCGCCGATCAGGTCAACGTACTGGCGAGGGCCATTGGGCGGTTCTACGAAGAACCACATGAGTTTGTATGTGTGACCAGCGAACCTGAAGGCCTCGACGCCGCAATTAGGATCGTAGCGCCCCCAGTACTGCCTCATCACGAGCAGCTCGGCAGCCCGCATGGTGATCGCTTCCCAGCGTGCTACCGCAGGTTGTGGAATTTTTCGCGTGAGGCTGGCGAGGCGTTCGGGCCGCGCTTCTTCGCGATCGACATCGATACGGTGATCACTGGGGATCTGAGGCCGATCTTCAACCGGTCGGAGGAGTTCATGATCTGGGGAGATCCGGGGCACACCTGGGCAAAGTATGGAGGGGGAGCGTACCTCATGAAAGCAGGCTGCCGTGATTTTGTTTGGACGATGTTCCGGCCCGGTAGTTCGCCAGCGCTGGCGCTCGCCGAAGGGTACAACGGCAGTGACCAGGCATGGATCTCATACTGCCTATACCCGCGCGAGGCGACATACACGCGTGAACACGGAATGTACACGTCGGCAAAATGGGCAAAGCTTCCACGCGGGCCCGAGGCGCAGCTTCCTGTGGAAGTTCGGATGGTGCATTTCAGCGGAAAGCTGAAGCCGTGGTCGTTTCGAGCCCAGAAACGCTATCCATGGATCAACGAATACTACCGTTGACAATTTATGTCAGGTGCCAGATTTTTGACGATGCTTGGGTCCTTCCAGAGAAGATGCCACGCGGAGGACGGCAGCCGCGAGGGAGGTCTGAACTCATGACTTCCCTGGGGTCATTTCCGTTTCGCTTTCACGATGGAAGATTTCGAAGCACTGGCGGCTGTGACCCGTAAAGTGAAATTGGCCTTAACGAATGCATGCCAGAGCGGAAGCACGTAGCAACAACCGCCGAGATCGGCGCGGCGCTCGGCATTACGACACGGCGCGTGCAGCAGCTCGTCGACGAGGGAATGCCGCGGCTCGATCGGGGAAAGTACGATTTGCTGGAGTGTCTCAGCTTTTGGTTCCTGAAGGCTGCGGAAGAACGGGACAAGGCCAGGGAAGAGCAGGGCTCCGGTCTCGATGCGGAGCGCGAACGGTTGACGCGGGCCCAGGCCGATCTTGCGCAACTCGAGCTATCGGAGAAGCGCGGGGAGATGATTCCCCTCGATATGCACAAGACGTTCGTGTCGACGCGGATCCGCGCGGCGCGGGTTCGTATCCTCTCCCTGCCGGACAACCTTGCCGGCGCCCTCGAGAACGAGTCGAAGCAGGCGATCAAACTAAAGCTCACGGCCTGGTCGATCAGCACACTCACCGCGCTATCGCAGGAGCATCCGAATGCTGGTAGCGGAGGTGGAGGGTCCCCAGATCGAAACGATCGCGCTGCTGAAACTCCAGAAAACGGAACTGGAGTTGGACGCGATGTGGGCGCCGCCTCCGCAAATCAGCGTAAGCGAGTGGGCCGAAAGAAACCGGTTCCTGCCGCAAGGAACAAGCGCTCGTCCCGGTAACTTCATCCCTGAGCCTTTCCAGATCGAGCCTATGAATGCCGTCCTCGATCCCGATGTGCAGCGGGTCGTTTGGATGAAGTCGACACAGTTTGGATATTCCGACGCGATCCTAAACAACATCATCGGGTATTTCATCGACGTGCGGCCGCGGCCGATGCTGCTCGTCCTTCCCGTGGACGACGACGCGAAGGGCTATAGCAAGAAAAAGCTGGAACCGATGTTCAACCATTCTGGCGACCTGAGAAACAAAATCAGGAAAGCGAGCCGCGCGCGCCGGCATGGGGAAACACTAAAGTTGAAGGAATTCGACGGCGGCTTTCTCCGCCTCACGGGCGCAAACTCCGGATCGGGACTGCGATCTGATCCCATTCCCGTCCTCCTACTTGATGAGGTCGATGCCTATCCCGACGACGTGGATGGTGAAGGCGACCCAGTCGACATCGCGGACCGCCGGACGGACACCTATGATGACGCGATCCGCGTCCTGGGCTCGACGCCGGCGAAGCCGAAGGGCATGAGCCGGATCGAGGCGGAATGGTTAGCCAGCGATCAACGGCGGTATCACGTGCCGTGCCCATTCTGCGGGTTCAAGCAGGCGCTGTACTGGTGTCGGTTGGTTCCTGGCAAGACACCCGCGGATCCGATGGTGGAAGAGTACGGTCTCGAATTCGAACGCGATGATTCCGGCCTGTTGATTCCAGGCAGCGCGCGGTACCGGTGCGCGAAATGCAAGCGGCTGATCGAGGAAAAGCACAAGGCCAAGATGCTGGCTGCCGGCGGGTGGGTGCCGAAGTTTCCAGAAAGAAGAGCCATTCGGGGGTATCACATCAGCGCGCTCTATTCGCCCTGGAAGCTCATCTGGAACCAGCTCGCCGAGGAGTGGCTCAAGGCGCAAAACAATCCCGAGAAGCTGAAGGCGTTCTTCAATCTGCGATTGGGTGAAACATATGAACAGGTCGCTGGAAGCGTCGAATCGGAAAATCTGGAAGCGCGGCGTGAGAAGTACTCCCATGAAGTTCCGGCCGGTGTCGCGGTGCTGGTCGCGTCCGCCGACGTTCAACACAACCGCATTGAGGTTCAGATCACAGGATTCGGCGCCGGCGAGGAGCAGTGGCTGATCCAGCACGCGACATTCTTCGGGGATCCATCCGCCCCGGTTGATCCGGAAACGGGCATTGATGTCTGGAAGGCGGTCGATGACTTTCTGTTGCAGCCCTGGCAGCATGCGCGCGGGTTTCAGCTGAAGCCGGCGATTGCGGTGATCGACTCCAGCGATCAATCGGCCGCCGTCTATTCATTCGTCGGACCGCGTCAGGGGCGGCGTGTGTTTGCGCTCAAGGGCGTGGACAATTTTCAGGAGCCAGGCCTCGTCAAGAAAAGTCAGGCGAAGAAGGGCCATATCTGGCTGTGGATCGTGAAAACGTTTGCAGCGAAGGAGCGCATCTTCGCCCGCCTGAAGATTCGGCCGCGCAATCCTGGTGATCCGGTGGCGGGCTTGAATCATTTTCCAAGCTCGATCGAGCCGGAATATTTCCGTCAGCTCACTGGCGAGCGGTTGATTACGGTGCGTGACAAGCGGACGCGCGCCAAAAGGTACGAGTGGAGGAAGATCCATCACAGCAACGAGGCCCTTGATCTCACCGTATATGCTCACGCGGGCTTGGAGATTCTGACCAAGCACATTGACTTTGCGACGTATGGTGATCTGGACGCCCTTGCGGCGAAGATCGCCGCGGGTTACACGCCCGATCGATTCACGCCAATCCAAGGCTGGAAGGTGCTGGATCAAGGGGTGTCCTGACGGCTCATAGAAAGAAGCATCCGCCAACCGCCAGTTGGCCGCCAACGAACTGTTGGCGTTCCCACCGTGAAAATTCTCCCGCATGATGCGCGTCAATGGCGCGAACTGCTGCAGAGATCCAGTCCGATATTGCCGCTGCTGTGGGCATGCGCACGAAGATTCTTTCCGGAGCGCAGTCGTACCAGGTCGCTGGACGCACGTTTCAATACCCAGCACTTGAAGTTGTCAACCAGACGATCACGGAACTCCAGGCCGAATTGAGCAATGCCGGGACCGGGGGGATTCCGGTCTTCAGGGCGGTGATCGACCATGACTAATCTCCTCGACGCAGCAATCAATACCGCATTTCCGGGCTGGGGCGCGAAACGCATGATGGCGCGCGCGCAGATCTCGGCTCTCTCCAGCTTCGTCGCTGCAAGCGAGACCCATCGTTCGATGATGGGATTCAATCCGCAGCCGAAAAGCGCGGATGGCGACATCGGTTCCGGCGCCAAGAAGATGAGGGCTCGAAGCCGGCATTTGTACGCCAATGACGCCCTGGCGGCCGGCGCCATCGACACTACACTTTTCAGCGCCATTGGATCCGGACTGAAGCTGCAGCCCAAGCCGGACTGGGAGCGGGCTGGAATCCGAAGCGAAGACGAGGCGAATGACTGGAAGGCTCTTGTTCAAAGCGAATTCCGGCTTTGGGCTGAATCCACCGATTGCGATATCACCCGCACCCAGAACCTGTACGGGCTCCAGACGCTGGCGCTTTGCGGCGTGCTGGCGTCTGGGGACATCTTTCCGCTGCTGACGAAGGCGGAACGCCCGGGGCCCTACTCCCTTGCGGTGCAGATGATCGAGGCCGATCTCGTCGAGAGCCCCAAACAAATTCCACCCAAGACAAAGATCTTCAATGGTGTCGAGACGGATGCCTTTGGCGCACCAGTCGCGTATCACGTCCTCGACTCGCATCCTTCAGAATCTTTCCTGCAGCAGAAACCGCCGCGCCGCATTGAGGCGTTCAGCAAAGACGGAACCCGGCGGCAAATGCTGCACATGTTTGACCGGAAGCGACCGGGCCAGACCCGTGGCATTCCATGGTTCGCCCCGGTGATGGAGCGGTTGAAGCAGCTGGGCAGCTACACCGAGTCCGAAATGATGGCCGCGGTGGTGAACTCCTTTCTGACCATTTTCGTGAAAACGGCAAACGGGCAGGGATTGGCGCCGATTCCGGGCCAGCCGACGCCAGAGAACAGCGGGGATAACTACAAGCTCGGACACGGATCAATCATTCAGCTTCTGCCCAATCAGGATGTCGTTTCGGCCGGCGTCAATCGTCCGAACCCGGCATTCGATCCGTTTGTCCTTGCGATCCTCAGGCAGGTTGGCTCCGGCCTCGGTGTTCCCCATGAAGTCATCGTGAAGCATTTCACGTCGAGCTACAGCGCCGCGCGCGCCGCGCTGCTGGAGGCGTGGAGGTTTTTCCGCAACCGCCGGGCTTTCACTGCGGATACGTTTTGCCGTCCGGTCTATGAGGCGTGGATGTGGGAGGCGGTTGCCGCGCAACGCATTCCGGCGCCGGGCTTCTTTGATGACCCCGCGGTCCGCGCGGCCTATCTGCAGTCGGAATGGATTGGAGATTCTCCCGGCCAGATCAATCCGATGGATGAGGCGCAGGCTGCCGGCGAACGGCTGAAGATCGGCGTTTCGACCCTTGAGGACGAAACGATGTCGCTCACCGGCCGGGTCTACGAAGACGTTCACGAGCAGCAGAAAAAAGAACGGGACATGCGGAAGCGTGATGGTCTTTCCGTCGCCGAACCCGCACAGGAGTCGACGAGGCCGAAACCGCCGGCGGATCCCAACGCACCCGACCGCCAGAAGGAGGAGCAGGATGCTGCCGCTTGACGTTCTTGCTTCGCCCTGGGCAATCCTTCCGGAAAAGCTGAAGGTGATCACGGAGATCTACGATCGGCACTCGAGGGGCGAGAAGGTAGACCTCGAAGCGATCGAAGCGCAGATCGGCCGGCCGCTCAACAATCAGCGCCGCCTGCTGGATGTCCAGGACGGCGTTGCCCTGATCTCCATCAATGGCCCGATCGCAAAGAGGCTGAATTTCTTCACGCGGATCTCCGGAGGCGTCTCGACCGAACTTGTCGCGAAAGACATCCGGGCCGCTGTCGAGGATCCGGAGATCCATTCGATCGTTCTTTCCATTGACTCGCCTGGCGGAACAGTCGACGGGACCGAGGAGCTGGCCAATTTGGTTTTTGCGGCTCGACAGCGGAAACCGGTTATTGCGTTCGGCGATGGATCGATGTTCTCGGCAGCCTACTGGATCGCCAGCGCCGGGACGCGGGTGCTTCTTAGCGGAGGAACTGCCGGCGCCGGATCGATCGGCGTGGTCGCGCAGCACGTCGACTACTCGGAGGCTGAACGGAAGCAGGGGATCCAAGTCACCGAGATCACCGCGGGTAAATATAAACGAATCGCCAGCTCGCATGCGCCCTTGACCGATGAAGGCCGCGCCACGATTCAAGACCAGGTCGATCACCTCTATTCCATTTTCGTCGACACCGTTGCCCGCCATCGTGGCGTCAGCGCTGACGACGTTCTCGAACGTATGGCCGATGGCCGGATATTCATCGGACAACGCGCCATCGATGCCGGCCTGGTAGATGGGTTCGCCGATAAGACCGAACTCGTCCCCATGCTCAACGAAGAACACTCCCGGAGAGTGAAGTCAAAGAAAGGACTTTATCCAATGAAAAAAATTGAGATGACCGAAGAGGAGAAAGACGCCATCGAGCAGAGCGCGTTTGGGCGGGGCAAGGCGGAAGCCGAAAAGAAGGCCTCGGAGGACGCTGCCGCGGCGAAGGCCGAATCGGACAAGCGCGTCGACGCCGCCCGTGTCGAAGGCGCCACGGCGGAACGCGAGCGCATCAAGGCCGTCGAGACCCAGTCGATGAAGGGGCACGAAGCGCTCATCGATCAGCTCAAGTTCGACGGCAAAACGACCGGACCCGAGGCGGCTGTCCAGGTGCTGGCCGCTGAGAAGGCGAAATGCGCCGGCCGCGCCACGCAGATCAAGAAGGACCTGCCGGATCCCGCCGGGTTCGTCGAAGCCCGGGAGGACAAGGATCCGTCCGATGCCAAGGAGCCGGACGTGAACGTCGTCGTCGAAAAGGCCCGTCAGTACCAGGCCGAGCAGAAGAAGCTCGGCAAGGAGATCTCCACCGAAACCGCCGTCGCGCATGTCCGCAAGGAAATGGGCGCTCCGGCAAAAACCACGCGCGCGTAGACAGCGCGGCGCGATTTTAAGGAGGACCCATTGAATCCCACACACGTCCGAAATTACACCGCCGGCGGTACCGTCACGTCCCGCCGGCTCGTCAAGTTCGACGGAAGCGGCGACATCGTCCTTGCGGCCGCAGCAACCGATTCGATCATCGGCGCTTCCGCCGATGTCGATGTCGCGGATGACGGTCCCTGCGACGTCATTCTCGGCGGGGTCGCCCGCGTCAAAGCGGGCGGAACCATCACGCGCGGGGCGCAGGTCACCTCGGACAGCGCTGGTAAGGCCGTCGCCGCAAATCCGGATCCCACGGACACAGTGCGTGTCGCCGGGATTGCGCTCGAGAGCGCGGTCGACGGCGATGAAATCGACATCCTGCTCGCGCCCGGCTCGCTGAGCGACGCAGACAATTCGTAATCGCGGAAAGGAGAAGGAGATAAACACATGAGTGGTAATTCACCATGGCCAATTGATGCGGAACTGACCGCGATCACGCTGGCGTACGGCAACGAGCGGATGATCGCGGATTCGGTTCTTCCCCGGGTGGGCGTCGGCAAACAGGAGTTCAAGTACAACAAGTACGCCCTGGCCGACTCGTTCACGATTCCGGACACCAAGGTGGGCCGGAAATCCAAACCCAACGAGGTCGAGTTCGGTGGAACGCAGGCGACCGATCAGACGCGAGACTACGCTCTCGACGATCCGATCCCGCAGGCCGACATCGACAACGCTTCGGACGGGTTCGATCCTGTCGGCCGATCGACGGCGGTCATGACGGATTTGCTGATGCTGGACCGTGAGAAGCGCGCGGCGGACCTGGTGTTCGGCGCCGGCAACTACGCCACTGCCAACAAGGACACGCTGTCCGGCACAACGCAGTGGTCGCATGCGAGCTCCGACCCGATCAACGCAATCCTGACGGCGATGGACTCGATGGTGATGCGCCCAAACGTTCTCGTGCTCGGCCGCGCCGTGTTCACCAAGGTGATCCAGCACGCGAAAGTTGTGGCGGCATGCCTTCCGGCCGGTGGCAATGCGGGGACTGGCGGCGTTGCGACGCGCGAGGCTCTCGCGCGGGTTCTCGAACTGGAAGAGGTGATCGTCGGCGAAGGCTGGCTGAACAGCGCCAAGAGAGGGCAGACACCGACGATGGCGCGGGTCTGGGGCAAGCACGCTTCTCTCGTCGTGCGCAACAAGCTGGTCAGCCCGGATCTGGGAGTCACCTTTGGCTACACGGCGCAGTGGGGCCAGCGGGTGGCCGGCCAGAACGAGGACAAGAACATCGGCATGCGCGGCGGCGTCAGAGTCCGCGTGGGCGAATCCGTGAAGGAACTCCTGATCGCCAACGATCTGGGCTTCCTGTTTATCAACGCGGTCGCCTGATCGATGGCGCTCGAGTTCGCGCGGGACGCAGACATCCTTGCGATGTTCGCGGACTCGCCGCACACCATCACGGCCGGTGAAGTCACCGGTCCGTGCTGGCTGGACGATTTTGACCAGGAGGTCGAGTTGGGGCGTCCAGATGGAGGAGGCCAAGTTGTCCGGGTCCGGAAGGCAACCGTCCAGACCGGCGTCTTTCCGGATATCAAAAACGATGTCGTCGTTGCGGTCGGCGGCGGCGACACCCTGTTCTACACGGTCTGGAATCATTTGCGGATTGGCGATGGCGCCTTGACGGAGTTGTATCTGAGGCCGAGGACATGACAGTCGCGGAATCGAAAATCACTGCCGTTGTCACCGCGCTCGATGGTGATCAAAAGCCGGACGGGGTGAACGTCAATCGCTCACGCCGGCAGCCGCGGCAGGGCAGCGACCTTCCAATCGTGAGCGTGTATTTCGCCAATGAGGATGTCGATCCGGCTCGCCCAAACAATGCGCTTGGTTCGGAACTGACCTTGCGGATCCGTTGTGTCATCTGGCACGCCGGACCGGAAGAGTCGGACGCGCTGATCGAGCCGATTCGTGAGTATGTGGTGGCGAAGGTGATGGAAACCCTTGGCCGCGGTTGCGAATACGCCGGGACGGAGTGGGAAGGCGAGGGGCTTCCAGAAACGGAACTGGCGGCGGCGGCCGTGGACTTCACGGTGAAGTACAAGATTCTGCGCGGTGCGATCGGTAAGTCACTGGGGAGCTAGGGTCCTGTTTCAGTGAAGGAGATTCTCATGTTGGCAGCACTGCAGTTCAGTCTCTCCGACGCCGAGAAAATCGTAGGTTCGCCTTTGGCCCTCGCCGTGGTTTTGGTAATTGGAGCGCTGCTGCTGATTGGCGTCTGGCGGTCTCTGGCCAAACATCAGCAGAACTGCGTAACGGCGAGCACCAACGTCGCCTCGATACTGGCCGGACAGAACACGACGCAGGCGCTCCAGACAGCGGCGCTCACGAGGATAGAAAGTTCGTTGGGCGGACTGAACGACAAGATCGATAAACACGCGGACCGAATCGCAAAACTCGAAGGCAGGTTGGGAGAATGAACTGGTCAGGGATTAAGCATTTCAGTCCTCAAATGGATCCGAAGCTCGGACAGTCGGGCGTCCCGGGTTCGGCCGAGAATATGGACCGCGAGTTCATGCTGAAGCTGGATCATGCGCGTGATCTGGCCAATCAGGTGATGACGGTGAATTCCGGGTGGCGGTCCGTCGAGCGCGAAAAGCAGATTCTTGCCGGCAAGCCTGGGTTGATCGTGCCATCGATGCAGGGCGCCAATCCATTTTCGTCCCACACCAGCGGGCATGGCGTGGATATCTCCTGCGTTTTCGCCAGGGATCGGTATCTCATCATCGCCAATGCGATTGCCGTTGGTTTCGTGCGGATGGGATTCGATCCGAAGCTTGTACCGGCAGCTCTTGAGGCGGGCATTAACCGTATCGGTTTCGATTCTGTTCACGTCCACCTGGACGATGAGCCGCGATTGCCAGCGCGGGTGATCTGGCTGGAGTAACCATGGGAAATAATGGAAAGACGATGGAGATCGCGGCGTGATTCTTGGTGGCGGCCCGCGTCGGCCGTTCGACGCGATGGCATGGCTCGTCCGGGTTTGGGTGCTTGGCACTTTCTTGGCGACCGCCTACGTGCTTGTCCACGGGTTCCCTGAGAAATCCGGAGCTGCCGTTGTCGGTCTCGTGGTTGCGATGTCGAACGGCGCAATCCTGATTCTGAACTATTACTTCGGCTCTTCGAAAAGCAGCGCCGACAAAACCGAACTGCTAAAACCGGGCGGCGGGCAGCCGCCAAAGGAGTAGTTATGCAGATTGTCCACTTACGAGTGCGGGCAGCCGCAATGCTGCTGATGGTGATGGCCTTGGCCGCCTGTCACGGCTACAAGGTACATCCGGGCGCGGTGAACACGTTCGATTCCAAAGCCTACGATTCCTTGTTGGTCGCACAGAGTGTAATCAAAACCGCGAGGACGCAATTCGATTCTGGTGCGCTCGACGCAAAATTCAAGCCTGCCGTGAACAAGTTGGTGGAGCGGTACAACGAGGCGATGCCCGCCTACAAAGCCTGGCATACCGCAATGGAATCCGGCGCAGCCATGGAGGCTGAGAAGCTTGAAAAACTGAAGGTCATGCTGGCTGCTGTCGATGCCGCGGTTCTGGCGTTTCAGGAGGCAAAATGAACATTTTTCAAATCATCGAATTGGCTCTGTCCCTGGCGAGGAGGGTATCCGACGGCAAGGGCGACAAGGTTCTGACGAAGGCTCAGGTGTTCGAAGCGATCGTGAAGGAGGGTATCGCCGCCTACCGCATCGAGGCTGGCCAGCCGCTGGATCTCGATAAATTGAAACCACAGCCCCCAATTGCCTGATCGGCGATGAAATAGCAATCCATGGAACTCAAAATTACCCTGAGCGACGAAGCGGTCGCGGCATATTTGTCGAAAGGCATCGACCCGCAGAAAGATCTCGAGGCCCGAGTGAATAGCTTCGTCGGCATTGCCAGGCGGGAGCGCGAGAAAAACAGCGTTCAGCCACTGGCAGCCAAGATGGTCCAGCTAAGCGATGCGGATCTCGCTGAAGTCGCGACGCTCGTGGAGTCCAAGATTCCCAAGGTTGTCGCGGATCCGGCATTGCGGGCGGATGCGATTGAAGCCGGAGACCCGCAATAGGAACGACGATGTCAGACAGTAAGGTCTATCTCGGGCAAACCAGCGTCATCAGGAGGATTCGGATCCTTGACGCCACAGGAGTTCCTGTTACTGGACTCACTGCTGCTGACATTCCATTCATCTCGGCCATTTGCGACAACGAATCCGCGCCCACTGTCTATGACAATGTCACCCCAACAATTGAAGGGCTCGACTCTGCAACCCCTGGGATCTATGTCGCACCAACACCGACGTTCGTCCGCTTTGGAGAGGTAGACCCCACCTACAACAAGGGTGACTATGAGATCCAACTTGAGGATGCCAGGTTTGCTGTTGCATCTTCAACGGAACTCCGGATCAACATTCCGGCATTCACAACCCCGGTGACCGCGACGCCGGCGGTGTCTCCAGTGAACGATATTTCCTATGTTGTCGAGATCGATAGCAGGGATCCGGACATCGCATCGACTCTTGCGCAAGCGACCGCCGCAGCGACATCGGCTGCTTCCGCAGATACAAACTCGGCAGCGGCGGCGGCGAGCGCGGCTTCCGCGGACGCCAATGCGGCAGCGGCAGCCGGTTCGGCAGCGGCAGCGGCAGAGAATTCTTCGTTTCTCAAAACGTTTTCGATCATGGACTACGGGACCATCACGGGTGGATCGACAACGACGGCCGTGTTGAGCAGTAGTAACTACGACCTTTCTTTAGTTAATTTGCCTGGGGCTGCAGGATGCCGCTTCTTGATTCACAGTGGCACCGGGCGCCTCCAAAATGTGGGGATTGCTTCCTATAATCAGGGCACTCAAACAGTCGCTTTCGATAAAGCGTTGGCGGTCGCTCCCGTTAATGGAGATACCTGGGCCATCCTATATGACTACCTACCGAAGCTGGGTAGCACCCGCGGGGTTGCCCTGGTCGACGTTCTCACCACCTACACTGGGAACACCCCCCAGACAGGAGACGTTTACGCGATCGCCAATAGTGGAACATTTGGCAATGCGGCAATCAAAACCCTCCTCGACCTGGTGGCGACATATATCGACACCGAAGTGGCGGCGATCAAAGCAAAGACGGACAACCTGCCAAGCGACCCGGCGGACGCCAGTGATATCGCGGCCTCGTTCTCCTCAATTGCCTCGACGTTGTCCACCATCGCCGGGTACGTAGATACCGAGATAGCTGCGATAAAAGCCAAAACAGACAATTTGCCGTCTGACCCGGCAGACGCAAGCGATATAGCTGCGTCTTTCGCTTCCGTGGCCTCGACTCTCTCAACAATTGCCTCATACATCGACACTGAGGTGGCTGCAATTAAGGCGAAAACCGATGCGCTTCCCAGCGATCCGGCCGACGCATCCGACATTGCTGCCAGTTTTGTTACGGTCAACGCGAAACTCGACGCGATTGACGATTTCGTTGATACCGAGGTGTCCGCCATTAAGGCCAAGACGGACTTGATCCCTGCGTCCCCGGCCACCGAGCAAACGCTGGCCACCATAGCGGCATACATCGATACGGAAGTGGCCGCCATTAAAGCGAAAACGGATAACTTGCCGTCAGATCCTGCAGACGCCAGCGATATTTCGGCATCGTTCGCTTCGATTACTTCCACCCTGGCAAACATTTCGGCGTTTATTGACACCGAAGTCGCAGCAATAAAATCCAAGACGGACAATCTTCCCAGCGATCCGGCCGATGCGTCGGATATCGCATCTTCATTCGCCAGCGTTGCTTCCTCCCTATCAACGATCGCGGCTTACATTGACACCGAAGTGGCGGCGATCAAGGCGAAAACAGATCTCATCCCGGCCTCGCCTGCGGTTGTGGGAAGCCCCATGACTCTGGAGAGCGGCGAGAGGAACGCGATAGCCGACGCATGGACGGCGCGGAATATCGAGGGCGGATCGAGCGCGGGCCGAACAAATGGACAGGCCATGGCTGCGCTCCGAAACAAAGCTGTCATGGTGCGCACGAGCTCTACCACCGGAACGATAACCGTCTATGGGGCCGATGACGTTACGGTTCTCTGGAGCGGGGATGTCACGTTCGCCGCCGGCGATCCGCTCGCATCGGTGGATCCGTCATGATTTTCAGGCTCATCAGTTTTTGGCTTGGCGGAGCCCAGGCGGAGACCAATGACGCGCTGGACCACATAGGCATTACCAGCACGGCGCCAGGCAGCGGGTTCCGTCAGGCTCTGTCAATCTCCGGTCTGAAGCGGTCGACTTTCATTTCAGGGCTTCGAAGAACGACCAGGAGGCCCAATGCAGTATGAAATCACGGCCGGGTGGACTGGCCCGCTGGAGATTCGGCTGCTTTCGAACAACAAGACTCCAGCCGGCACCATGGCCGGGATGACAGCTGCACTGATTCTCAAGGACAAGGATGGCAATGCGATCGACACATCCGGAGACGTCAGCATCAGCGATTCGGATAACTGGATTGTCCGGTACTCGCCGGATCCCTTGGATCTCACAGAGGGGCTGTATCGGATGCGGGTAAAGGTCACCGACAGCGGCGGCAAGGTGGTCTATTTCCCGAGCGGACAGTGGGACCAGCTGAGCATATGGGCGGAAGCCTGAGGTTCCTGTGAGTGCGGAAACCTTTAACGACTTGACCGTGAATTATTTGTAAGGAGAGCAACAACCATGCAATCACCGAGTGCGGAGAATCTCTTTGTTGGCGCCGGTAACTTGTACTTCGACCGTTTCGATGGAGACGGCAAACGCACAGGCCTGCGCCATGTTGGCAACTGCGAGTCCCTGACGATCTCGCCGAACGGCACGGATATTGAGAAGCGCAGCTCGATGGATGGCGCCAACGGGATCTATAAGAAGATCCGGGTCCAGCGCGGCGCCGACATCGCGATCGTCCTTGACGAATATACGTCGAAGAATCTGGCGCTGCAGGCCCTTGGCATCGAGGAGCCCCTGCTGCAGGCCTCCGGCACTGCGACCGACGTTTCGATCAACAACGGGGAAGCGCTCAATTTCGGTGTCTGGTACCAGTTGACGAAGCCGTCGACGCATGCCTTGGGTGTCATCAATCCGACGATCACATCTATCAAGCAGGGCGCAACCGTCCTTGTGCTCAACACGGATTACGAGAAGGATTCCGAATCCGGAATGATCCGCCTGTTGTCGTCGGGCGCGGCATCCTCCTCAACGCCGTGCACCTGGACCGGCACCATCCCGGCGATCACCGCCGAAGACGGGATCCGGCGCGTCCGCGGCCTTGAGGCTGACAGCATCGAAGGGTTCTTGTTCTACAAGAGCGCGACGAACCAGCTGGCGGGCCCGCGGTTCCAGCTCGAGTGCTGGAAGGTGGAGATCGCCGCCGACAGCGAACTGCAATTGATCGGCACCGACTTCGGTTCGTTCACCCTGAAGGGCACCGTGCTCGTCGACAACACGAAGCCGGACGGCAACAAGTACTACCGCCTGACCCAGCTGACGGCCGAAGATTCGATCGAAGACGAAGAGACGGCTTAGCCCATGGAAAACACCGGGGCCCGCCAGCCGATGACGATCGGCGGTATCCGCTGGCGGGCGATCGAGTCGTCGACGCTCGATCACGATTTCTACGTTACAAGGAAGGCCGAAGCGGCCGGCGTGCGCGGCGCCGTCCCGAACAAAGGCGAATCGCACACCGCCATGGCCGAGCGTCTCCTCTGGAAAATCATGGAAAGCGGCCTCGCGTTCGATCTGCTCGCAGGGATGCTGCTGCCGGTGGAAATGCTGGATGACCGATGGACTGAGGAGCTGGCCCTGAAGCACTCGGAATTCTTTCGCCGCCTGACCGGGAAGGATGACAAAGACGTGATCCTGGGCTCGATCGTGGCCATGCTGATAGGTTTTTTCGACGCCGGGCGCGCGTCCTTGCCGCCTTCCGCCATTGCTTCGCCGGCGGCGATGGAGGGCGCGCCCGGCCAGGAGAAAGCTTCCGCGCCCGCATCCTAACCGATTACGGCCCGTTCACTGGAATCGTGCGCCGCTTGGGCGGCAACGATCCAGACCGCTGCCGGACGATCATGCAATGGCGCCTGGCGGATGCGCTGGCGGCCTATGAAGCCGAGATCACCGAAACCGCGCGCCGCGGTTACGAATTTGAGGTTCTGATCTGGGCGGTTCTGGCGCAAAGCGGCGCAGGGAAGAAACAGCCGCCGAAACCGCCCGATCTGCTGAGGAACTGAGATGGCCAACCAGCAACCCGATACACGAGTCCGGCTCAGCGCCGAGGGCGTTGAGGAAGTCATTGCCGCATACCGCAAGATCCAGGCGGAGGCGGCAAAGACCGGCAAGGCTGGCGCTCAAGGCTTCGACGCCATGTCTGCCGCCGGCAAGCAGCTGGCTGCAATCCTGCCCACGATCTCCATTGCCGCTGCAATCGCCGGCACGGCACTGTTTGCAAAACGCGCCGCGGACATGGTGCAAAGCTCGATCGACCTTGCCGATTCCCTTGGCAAGTTGTCCCAGAAGACCGGCATCGCGACGGAAACCCTCAGCGTGTTTTCATTCGCCGCCCGAACCGCCGATGTCGAACAGGGTCAGCTCGAGCAGAGTCTTCGGGTATTCCAGAAGACGATGGGCGCGTACACATCAGGCGCTCAGGATGCGGCCGATGCGACCGAGCAATTGTTCAATGACCGCAAGGCTCTACAGGGGCTCAATGACGATCAACGGTTACTGAAGGTTGTCGACGCCCTGGCAAAGCTGGAACCGGGAGCCAAACGAGCCTCCCTTGCCATCAAATTCTTTGGCAGGAGCGGAACGGATCTGCTTCCCCTTATTGATGACCTCGGCAATGGCGGTTTCGACAAACTGGGGGAGAAAGCCCAGAAGCTCGGCCTCGTGATCGATGGGGATCTGGCCGCGGCCGCGCAGCGGGCCAATGACGCCATGACAGATCTTCACTCAGCAGTCGAAGGCGTAACTATTCAGTTCGCTTCCGGTTTCACGCCGGCGCTTGCCGAAGCGGCCGAAGCTCTGGTTGAAACGCTTTCCGGCAACGGACAGGATGCATTCCGGGAATTGGGCGCCACAGCCGGATCGATCCTGAAGGATATGGGCACGGCGATGTTCACGCTGGGCGCGGAATGGAAGGCCATGTTCCGCGAGATCACCTCGATCATCGTGAATACCGGCAGGTTCATTGGGGCTCCGCAGCTCGGGATCAAGAAGACTTTCGGCGTAATGGTCGAAGAAATTGCGGAGATTGAAAACCAGCTCGCGCGCCAGAGAAACGATCTCGTCGCCAATCTGACGAAGGCGGAAGCCAGGAGCCGAACACCGCGTGAAAAGCGAACCCGCGGAGGTGACGAACTAGCCGAAATCAACGACACCAAGAAACTTGGAAAGCAGCGCCTCAGCCTGGAGGAGGCCCTGATCGATCAGGAGCTGGCGCTGCAGCGCGCGGGACTGGCGCTGCGGACTGAAGCGGAGAGGCAGGCATTTGAGGAAGGACTCGTCGGCATCCGGGAGAGCTTCGGCAAGCGCCGTCTCCTGATCGAAGCCGACACGGACGCCGAAGTGTCCGCGCTGCGCCGCCGCGCCGAACTGGTTGCGAATGCGCCGGCCGAGGATGAAGCCGCAAAGCTCGAAAAGGAGAAATCCCTCGCAGAGATCCGCGGCAAAATCCAACTGGCCGAACTGAAACTCCGCGGGGATCTGCTGAAGCTGACCGCCGAGGAGCGGAAGGCGATCGACGACAAAGCCAAGGCAGACAAGGAAGCGGCGGAGGCGCGCGAAAAGCAAATCGCCGACCAGATCGCTGCCGAAGACCAACAAGTGGAGCAGCAGTTTGAAGCCGGCCGCAGGGCGTTTCTTGAGCGGCGGAAGTTCGAGACCGAATTGCTGGAGCTCGAGGGCAAGAGACATGAAGCCGCTCTGCGCAATATCGACGATGAGGCCGACGCCCGCGCGTTTGCATTGAATCAGCAAGGCCTCCAATCCAAAGAGATCGTCGAGCAGGTGGAGGCTTTCCGTCGTGCAAAGCAATCGGAATTGGCCCGTCAGGAGGAATCCGAAAGAACTGCGATTGCCTTGCGCCTCGTGGAGGCGCAAAACCGGCGCCATGAAGCCGCCTTGCTCCAGATCCAGCAGGAAGCTGACGAGGTTCGCCAGCAGCTGCTGGCGAACACCAGCGATGCCTCTGGAGTGTCGCCGGATGTCCGAGCAGGGGAAATTGAAGGTATTGTCGATCTGTTTGTGCGGGCGCGCGAGGCCGCCTTGCGTTTCAGCGAAGCCAGCGAAAAGACCGATGATGTGCTGCGTAGTATCGACGTCAGACGGCGGGAGATCCAGCAGCAGGTGGCCGATGGAACATTGTTTCCCTTCCAGGCCGAAGAGCGGATCCTCGACATGGAGCGCGAACGCCTGCCGCTTCTCAGAAATATTGCCCGGGAAGCCAGCGCGGCCGCGGAAGCCACCGGGGATCCGCAGGCGGTGGAGCGGGCCAGGGAGCTCACCCTTGCTGTCCGCGATCTCGAGATCCAGACCGACGCGGCTGCGCAGCGGGCCGCCCAGCTGAAAGCCAGTTTTCAATCCGCCACCGAGGGCGCGCTCGAGAACTTCTTCACTACCGGGATTGATCAGGCCCATTCCTTCGGGGATGCGATGCGGAGTTTGGCGCTCGACGTCGTTCAAAGCCTCCGAAGGATGGCGGCCCAGATGCTGGCCACCCTTATTACCCAGAAGCTGCTCAGCGCCGCGGTTGGAGCGTTCGGTGGTCCGATCGGAGGCAGTGCCTCCGCCGGCGCGCCGGCTGGCGCATCGTTCCTTGCCGGCGGCGGGCTCATCCAGGGCCCGGGAACCGGCACTAGCGATTCAATTCTGGCGCGGCTCTCAGATGGTGAGTTTGTAGTGCGCGAGGCTGTTGTGCGTCAGCCGGGCATGCTCGAACATCTGCGTTATCTGAATTCACCAACGCTGCGGTGGACTCCGCGGCCGGCTGGAGGTGTGCCGCGATTCGCGGAAGGCGGGCTCGTTGGCGAGCCAGGATCCGCCGGCGGCCGCAGCGAACTCGGCATTGAACTGTCGGATGGTCTGATCGTCAGCAAGTTCTCGAGCAAGCAGTTTGAACGCGCGGTCATTCGCACGTTAAACCGTCACCGCAATGCGGTAAACGGCGTGCTCGGGGGGCGGTAGTGCCGAGTCCCCTGTTCCCCTTCGATCCGGACTGGTCAGAGCCGGTGCGCGAAAGGCGCATCTACCTCACCAATATCCTGCCGGCTTACGATGGCACCGAGCAACGGGTGCGGCTGCGCAAGGCTCCGCGGTTACTAATTAGTTACCGATTGGTATCTATGCAGACGCGGGAAACAGCAGCTCTTCATGCGCTGCTCTGGGGCAATTCCAAGTTTACGGTTCC